TATTTGAAATGTATAGGTATTATTATAATAAACGTAAATGATAGAATATAAATTTAAAACAGCAAGTGAAGTCTTTGACTTTTATTACGGAGTAATACCTAATGAAGGTGTTAGATTTGGTAACACTAAAGCTATGTTTAATCAAGGTTTTACAATTGAAAGACCTTGGAAAAGAAATATAGAAAATGAAGCTAGAGGTTTTAATCTTGAATATGCCGAAGCTGAATGGCAGTGGTATTTATCAGGTGATAGATCAACAGCTAAGCTTGGCGAAATATATGGCAAGATACCTCAAATATGGCAACATATGTCTGATGGCAATGGTAATGTTAATTCTAATTATGGTTATCAATGGGAAAGAGGTTATCAATTAGATAAAGTAGTAGCACAACTAAAAGCAGATCCATATACTAGACAAGCTGCAATATCTATTTATGATGGTAAAGAAATATCTAAATATAAATATGATACACCTTGTACATATGCTGTACAGTTTACAGTTGTAGATAATAAACTAAATATGTGCGTTACAATGCGTTCTAACGATCTTTGGTTTGGTTTCTGTAATGATCAATATCAATTCAGTAAACTGCAAGAGATGGTCTCTAAACGCACAGGATACGATATGGGTAGTTATTATCATTTTGCTCATAACCTACATATTTATGATGATCAACTACCTGAACGAAACACACTTACAGAAAGGGCTAGAATTTATGGATAAAATAAATTATTATTTATACCATATACCGGGTAAAAAAATAGGTGTTACACGTGATCTTATATCTAGAGTCGTGGACCAACAAGGCTATGACTTAGACGAAGTAGAAGTTCTAGAACAAAGTACAGATATAGATTATATATCCGACCGCGAGTTAGAACTTCAATTATCTTACGGCTATAGGGTTGACAGACAAAAATACAAAGATTTATATATAAACCAAATAAAAAACCAAACAATGCATATAAACGCAACCGAACAAACCTCAACTTTTCCAGTACCTGTATCTAAACTAAAAGGTAGGTTAATGGATGAAATGGGTAAAACATGGTTAACATCTCATGGTAAGTTTGAGATTAACATGGACACTATTAAATGGATAATGGAAAATGTAACAACATCACAGTATACTACTGAAAGATGTTATATATATAATAAAGCATTTGCTAAATACTTTAAAACTCCTAAGTTTCCATTTGGTGAAGATGCTTATCAAGCTTATTATGACACTTTAAACAAAAGAGCTACACTAAATGGATCTATGAAGTATATGAATACTGATAACAGATTCCAGCTTATAAGAGACTGGGCAGGTGAAAGAGGATTATATACCAAAGGCGATACTAAAACACAGTTTTGTAAATTAATGGAAGAAGCTGGTGAATTAGGTAGAGCTGTACTTAAAAATGATCAAGAAGAGTTTGTAGACGCTATTGGCGATATGGTGGTTGTATTAACCAATATGGCTCATCTTGGTGGTACAACAATTGAAGAGTGTATCGATGCTGCATACAAAGTTATAGCTAAAAGAACTGGTAAAATGGTTAACGGAACATTTGTTAAAGATGAAGAGTAAAACTATATTATTCAGAGATCCTGTTGTAGAAAGAGTCTGCGATAAGTTCGTTACAAGATCAGACGTAGGTTACGCTAAATATGGCAGAACTCTACATGATGAAAGAACTGGCGGTCATAAAGATTTAGCTGGTTATTTAAATGATGTACAAGAAGAGTTAATGGATGCAATACTTTACATACAAGCAGCTAAAGAAGAACTAAATGATAATACAGTTACTAAAGCTATAGCTGAAGTTAATAAAGCTTCATTTAGACCACCTCATCCTTCTGATGCATCATCTGCACAACTAGACTGGGAAGATGCCATCTCACCTGTATAAGAAACGCGGTCCTGTTAGATCTAAGAAGGTCAAGCATGATGGTATTACTTTTCAATCAGGTCTTGAAAAATATATGTACATAGCTTTAAAACAAGCTAATATAAAAGCTAAATATGAGGGACAAACTTACGAACTTGTCCCTTCTTTTAACTTTAAAAACAAATGTTATGAAAGACAAGCAAACTCAAAAGGTGAATACAAAGATAGAGGTAATAAAAAAATACGTGGAATACGTTATACGCCTGACTTTATTGGAGATGACTTTATTATTGAATGTAAAGGAAGACCTAATGAATCTTTTCCAATACGTTGGAAATTATTTAAACAATATATTGGTTATAAAATGCCGAAGTATTCCTTATATAAACCACAAAATCAAAAAGAATGCGACGAAACCGTGAACTTAATTCTTGGGAGAAAAAAGATTTAGCAAGAAGAAAATATGCTGAACGTCAATTACAGAAGTTCATTGATTGGAGTATTGAAGCTAAAGGTTATTTAAAATATAAAGAATTAATAGAATATGAAAGAAAGTACTCTGCTGGAAATGCAGAATAAAATAAAATCGTTAACAAATGTTGTACAACAAATGATAAACGAAATAACACATCTTAGAGAGTTGAGTATAGGAACTTTAGAAACTATAAAACTTATGCCAGACTATAAAGATGCCATTGAAGCTTTAAAAAAGCAGATGGAAGACAATGTAAAAGAAAAACAAAAAGCAGAAAAAAATGGAGCTATCAAACAAGATACTAAGTGATATTACTGTTTATATGAAGTATGCTAAGTACATACCTGAATTAAACAGAAGAGAGACATGGGAAGAACTAGTTACTAGAAATAAGAACATGCATATTAAAAAATATCCTAAACTTGTTGATGACATTGAAGCTGCTTATAAATTTGTATATGAAAAAAAGGTTTTACCAAGTATGCGATCGTTACAATTTGGGGGCAAGCCAATTGAGATCTCGCCTAATCGAGTCTATAATTGTGCTTATTTACCTATTGATAATGTTGCAAGTTTTCATGAAATAATGTTTTTATTACTAGGTGGAACTGGTGTAGGTTATTCTGTTCAACGACATCACGTTGATAAATTACCTGCAATTAACCAGCCATATAGTAAAAGAACTAGAAGACACTTGATAGGAGATAGTATAGAAGGCTGGGCTGATGCAATTAAAGTAATAATTAAATCATTTATGGGCTCTAAGAGATCATCTAAGGTAATATTTGATTATTCTGATATTAGACCAAAGGGAGCTCAATTAGTTACATCTGGAGGTAAAGCACCAGGGCCACAGCCACTAAAAGAATGTATTGTAAAAGTACAAGGAATACTACAAGACGTAGAAGACGGGGAAAAGTTAACTACGCTGCAAGCTCATGATATTGTTTGTCATATTGCCGATGCTGTATTAGCAGGAGGTATAAGACGAGCAGCTTTGATAAGCTTGTTTTCTGCAGATGACGAAGCAATGATAGGTTGTAAGTCAGGACACTGGTGGGAAGAAGCACCTCAACGAGGTCGTGCCAATAATTCAGCTGTACTTATGAGACATAAAATACATAAAGGATTTTTTATGGATCTTTGGAAACGTATTGAGTTATCAGGCGCAGGTGAACCAGGTATTTATTTTAACAATGATAAAGACTGGGGAACAAACCCATGCTGTGAAATAGCTTTACGACCATATCAGTTTTGTAACTTATGTGAAGTAAATGCTAGTGATATAATAGATCAAATTGATTTTAACGATAGATGTAGAGCTGCTGCTTTTATAGGAACATTACAAGCAGGTTATACTGATTTTCATTATTTAAGAGATGTATGGAAAGATACGACAGAGAAGGACGCCCTTATAGGTGTATCAATGACAGGAATAGGCTCTGCCGCTGTGCTGCAGTTGGATATGACGGAAGCTGCAGATATAGTAGTAAGTCAAAACAAAAAGGTAGCAAAGCAAATAGGGATTAAACCAGCCGCAAGATGTACGACCGTGAAGCCTGCTGGGACGACATCTCTGGCATTAGGAACATCATCTGGTATTCATGCATGGCATAACGATTATTATGTGCGTAGAGTTAGAGTTGGTAAAAATGAAAGTATGTATAAATACTTAGTTGATAACCACCCTGATTTAATTGAAGATGAATACTTTAGACCTCATGATACAGCTGTAATTAGTATACCACAAAAAGCTCCTGCTAACGCTATACTAAGAACTGAATCACCATTTGATCTATTAGAACGTATAAAGAAAGTTGCTACTGAATGGGTAAGACCAGGTCATAAGCGTGGTAGTAATACTCACAATGTTTCAGCAACTGTTAGTTTAAAACAAGATGAATGGCCTAAAGCAGGTAAGTGGATGTGGGACAATAGAGATTATTATAATGGGTTATCTGTCCTACCTTATGATGGTGGTACTTATACTCAAGCACCATTTGAAGATATAGATAAATCTAAATATGAAACTATGATGAAGAGCTTAAATGATGTTAATCTTACAGATATAGTAGAAGTTGAAGATGAAACTGATTTAGCTGGTGAGTTAGCTTGTGCAGGAGGCGCGTGTGAAATAACATGAAACGATTAGCTATAATAGGAGGTATTGGCATGATGACTTTTGCTGGTACTAATATGATCTGGCACGGGCAAAAATTAAATCAACAAAACTTGCTTAACCCAAATACACTTGCGTTGGCAAGCGGCGCTTTTATAGTGTCGATAGGTATAACTATTAAAATATAAGTTATGTGTGACGGATGTCCGGGCGGAATTTGCCCATGGTGTTAAAATAAAAAGGGGAGGTCATTACGACTTCCCCTTTTTTGGTTACAGGAACTTTGGGTATGGTGCCCAGTTTTTTTATGTTCCGTAATTAGTTCCAGATTCTTTATTAGCATTAGATTCCCAAGGTGCATTTTTCTTACCTTGCCACTTAGCTTTACTATATTTTTTACCATGCCAATAAAAGTTTTTATCATCCCAAGCTAATGCTCCTGATTTAACATCATCAACGTGTCCTAATTCATGTTTTATAACAGGTGCTACATGTTCATTAGGTATATCTTTACTTAATGTTATGTTTCCAGAGCTAGTAGTTCTTCCTAATACATTAGCATCATCTTCGATATGACTAACAGATGTGTTCATTATTTTTAAGTCGAAAGGTATTTTTAATTTAAAAGCCATATTACCATTTTACTTTATTAGCCCAATAAGCTGCACTAAAAACTCCTTTAGCTATATTCTTCGCATGTCTAGCTTGGAATGATTTTTTACGAGCTTTATCTTTTTTAGTCTTAGGTTTTTTACCTGCACCTTTAACACCTACTTGTCCAAACCTAATAATCTTTTCTTTACCATCTTTACAAGCTTTTACAATATGTGATTTACCAGATGGTCCAGATCCATGAGCTTGTTTCTTTGGTTTATTACAAGGCATTTTACTTTTATCTACTCTACCTGCCATTATTTTTTATTTTTACGTGTTCTACTTGACGCTCCACAAGGTTGACCTGTTGCTACGTTAACCCAGTTTTCTTTTTCAAACCAATCTTTTAAAGTAGCTCCTTTTTTACGAGCTCCTTTAACGTTTGATTTACTAGATCTTTTATATTTACCTTTACTTGCTGCAGATTTTTTAGCACTAATTACTTTTTTCTTTTCAGCATCAGACATTGATCTAACTTTACTAGCCGGTAAACATACTTTTGTGGTTCCTCCACCTTTAGTCTTTTTTGCCACGGTTTTATTTTTTCTTAGTCATTTTTTTCAACATACGCTCTATTTTAGCAGCTTGTTGCGCATGCATTTTAGATGCTTTTTTAAGTTGACTAACAACTTCTCTCATTTGTTTAGCTTCCATTACTTTTTATTTTGTTTTTTTATTTGCTTATCAGTTAAAGGTATGTCAGCATCATCTGATGGACGCATCTTTATCGTACCGTTATCACAATAAAACTCTCTTTTTTCTCTAGCGGCTTCTTGTTTGCCACCTGGCTTTTCTAAGTAAGGCTGTTCCCAAGCTTTCCAAGCTGCTTTACATTTATTTTTTGATCTCATGTTTCTTTTTTTACATGTTTATATAATTCATCACCAATTTGTTTACCAAATTCTGAATCTGATTTGTAATGAGCTTTAGCTACATTTCTACTATCAGATATATTTTCTCCTAATGCAGTAAATCTATTTGTATTATTTAAATCGTTTAAGTACTTGGCTATAAACCTGCCTTGAGCTGAGTGACCAGACGGGTATGCAGGTGTTTTCATAGATTTTAATTCAACATCATTTAGTTTTATACCGTAATCTTTTGCTAGCTCTTTTGGTCTTGGTCTATTAAAATGAAACTTTAACTTTTTAATAACATTGTCATAAGCATCTAGTGACATGTCTTTTATAATCTTTTCAGGAAATTTATAATTATTTTTTGTAGCAAAATTACCAAAAACTTTTATCATATCGTCATTATCTTTAACAAATTTAGGATCGTCTTTAATTTTACTCAAATCTTGTATCTCTCTAAAAGTTTCTAAAGAATTATTTTTAGGTGGTTTTTGCATTTTTAACTTCGATAAGTTAAAGTTTTTAAAACTATTTCTTTTTTCCAACTCCCCAGTTTTTAGCACCTCTTTTTCTACACTGAACTAGTTGACCAGAAGCATAAGCGCTAGGCCAAACTTTAACTGCTGCTTTCACTTTGTGATAACAAGCATCTTTTTTTACTTTTTTCTTTGTAGCCATAATTATAATTTTCTACCTTTTTTATCTACTTTAATTTCTTTTACTATAACTCTAGTATTAGGTTTTCTACTTTGTAATTCTTCTAATTGTCTGTTTAACTCTTCTAATTTACCATCAGCTTCTGTTCCATCTTTAATCATAGTAGAAGTTATTTTAATTTCTTCTTTTAATATATCAGTAGTTTCTTCAAGTGTTTCAACTTTTCCTTTAAGCTGCATTATCATTTCTTCATTCCACTCTTCTTTCAACTGATATTCTAAACGTGTAACTTCTACAGGTGGTAACGTCTTCGCTTCTGCTATATCTTCTTGAAGTTTGTAATACATACCCACAAGAGTAGTTGTCAACATTATTATTCCTATAACTGTTTTTAAATCTATTTTAAACTCTGTGCTTTCTGATATTTTCATTGTTTCATTAATTCTAATAGTTTATTAACTCTGTCTTTTTCGTAGCGTAAAGCTCTTATTTCTTTTTTAGTTAGTCCTAGACTATCTAATTTTCTTACTTGTTCTGGTTTATTTAATTTAAAATATGTTATACTATCTTGAGCTCTTGGTGTTAGCTTAGGTGCTTCGGGTTCTTTAAAAGCTGAAACTCTTTTTTTAGATTCTTTATATTGTTTCCTTCTTTGTTTCATTAAGTCTTTGAATTCACTAGCTTCTTTAGTAGATCTTAATTGCCACTCTGGCCAACCTAAAAACATTGCAGCTCTTTTCCAGTATTCATTTTGATCATTCATTGCTCCCTTTAAGTTTTCTGCTTTTTGAAGTAATCTATCTACTGGTACATTAGTAGTTGCTGCTACAACTTTCGCAGCAGCTGAGTATGAAGGATTTTGTATATTAAAATATTCCTCACGTCTAGGATCTTTTAAACTATATTCATAAGTAGTTAATCCTTGTCTAAACTTACTAACTTTTACATCAATAGGTGGAGCAATATCTAAAAGTTTTAAAGCAACATCAGCATACTCAGGTCTTGATCTTTTTGATCTATCATATATTTCTACTCCAAGGTTTTTAACTGTAGAAGCTATAGCTCCACCAATTCCCATACCTCTTAATAAGTTATCAATTAGTGAATTAACAGTGCTTATTCCTTTTTCTTCTAATACTCCATCTTCCTCTTCATCATCGCTAAATAACATTTTAAATAAACCAGTTTGAAGAACTGTAAATATAATGTTTTGTAAAGCTCCATAATAAACTATCTTACTAATATTATCTTTCCAATCGCCTCTATTATTAACTAAATCTAAACTAGCTTTTTTTATTATCCTGTTATACTGCATAGGCGTGTTACCCCAAGCTAATGTTAACTTACCAACAGTGCTAGCTTGCTGCATTGATATTTTACTAGGATCAGATGATTGTTGAGAAGTTTCAGATACCTCTTTGAAATCTTGAAAAGCTTGTTTAGTAGCTTCAGATTCAGACATACCTTCTTTCATTAGCTTTTTAATTCTATTTCTATAGAAAGTAGCACCACCTGAAGCAATAGCAAAGCTATCAGCAAATTGAGTTAATACAAAACCTTTACTTAATAAAGTAGCTATTACAGCTTTAGCTTTATTTTTAGAAGTTTTAGCAGCTTCTGCTATTTCATTTTCACTAACATTTATCTTTAGACCATTACGTCTATCAACTAAATAATCTGAATTCATCAATGTCATAAAATCTTTCCAGTATTGTGGTTGATTAGCAAAAGCTTTACCAGCTGCAAACACGTTGTTATCTCCCCAGTTTATAAAGTTTAATGAAGATATAGTCTGTAACACTGCAGATCTTGCATTTAAGAACATAACTGCTCCAACAGATCCGTTTACATAGTCTAAAAATTGTGATTCAAGACGTCCAATCTTAGAGCTTCTATTAGTACCAGTTTTCATACGTAGTAAAGAATCTTCCAATGCTTCTCTATACTTAGAGCCAAAAGCAGCTTCTATTTTGTTTAAATTTTTAATAGAAAAAGCTTCGTCAACGTTTCCTTGCCATTGAGATAAAAACCTAGATCTACTAGTAGTTCTTAAACCTTCTCTAAAATCTGTAGTTATAGTACCAGCTAGCCAATTAACTCCTGGGTAATAATAACCATCTTGTTTTGTTAACGCTATTAATTGATCTGCAAAAACATTTATTTCATTATTTTCATTTGCAAATTCTCTTATATCTTTTAAATCTCTTTTTGATAAACCATCAACTTCTATACCTTGTTTATCCCAAGCTATAATTCTTGTAACATCTTCAAAGGTAAAACCACCTATAGCTTTTTTCTTTAAGTTTTTAGGTATACCTTCTAAACTTTGTTTCAATGCTTTGAAATCTGCAGCTAAAGTATTTTGAGCTACAACTAAATCGTTAATACCTCTATTATAAGGTTTTATTAAGTTATCTTGCATCCATTCCCATTGAGCATCACCAATCTTACCTTTGCCTAACATTGCATATAATAACCCACCAAAGTCTTCAGCTGATGGTGGTATTAAATCAAAACTTCTTTTACCTCTACCTTCTGCTTGTGCTCTTACATCTGAGTACTCTTTAAATGATTCAATACCTGTTTTCTGGTATATAATATCATTCATAGCTTGATCAACAGTTTCACTAAATTTAATTTTAGCTTGTTGTATTTTTGATTTAACATCAGCAACATCAAGAACTTTTTGTACAGCTTCTATGTTTTTATAGGCATCATCTGCAAAATAAAAGTCATTATAACCTTCTCCAGCTTTATTTAATATCCATTGTGATTTAGCTAAAGGTGAACTATTTTCAAGTGTGATAACATTTTCAAGTGGAATGTCTATACCTAAACTATCTAAAAAAGTTTTTATTTCCATTGCAGCTGCCATGGGTCTAGCTGTTAATATGAATAAATCTTGAGAACCTTTTTTATCAAATATAGTTTTAGCAACTTTAAACAATGGACCTTTAATACCTTGTTTAACTTTGTTAAATTCTGAAAAATCAAATTTAGCTCCTTGCTCAGTTAATGCTACGCCTTTTTCAGCAAACTCTGCTGCGTTTAATCTACCTTTAGTGCCATCAGGCATAGTGAATAATACATCACTTTTACTTTGCGCTATAGTATCATCAAAGTCAAATATTCTTATTTTCTTTTCTTTTGTGTTAGGATCTCTTGCTATTTTTAAAGCTTGATCTAATTGTTCTGCAAGACTTACAAATTCATAATTAGTATTACCATCTGTTAATACTACTTCACTTTTCTTTACTAATTGTTTATTTTTTGGTTTAGCTTCTTCTACTTTTTTATCTAAGTTACTCCACTCTTGTCCTATTATTTTACCTTTATCTTTACCACCTAAAACTTCAACAGGATACATGTTTTCCATACCCATATTAACATCGTTGTAATATCTTATTAATTCAGGCATACTAGTAGTCCAGTTAGGAGGCATAGTTTGTTGTAGTTGTATATTAAAGTTTTCATCCATTATTTTAGGAATAACAGCTACTTTATATTTAGATTTTAATTCGTTTATATCTATATCAGAGTCACCATAAAAATATTCTGTAAGAGCTAAAGCCATGTACTCTGTAGGTATAACATGTTCGTATCTCAGCTCATTAGCTTTCATTTGTGGACCAACATAGTAGTATTCAGCAGGTGCGGCTGCTTTTAGTATAGAATCCATACCACTTTTTAAACTCATCATTGTCATGGCAAAATCTAATTCTGTGCCATTATTTTTTACATAAGTTAAGTACTCCATCATTAAATTCCAAGCTTCGTCTGCTTCTTTTTGTCTCATATCATATTCAGACTCAAATTTTGCTTTTGTTTTAGAAGTAGATTGAGATGGAGATGTTGTATTTAGTTGATTAGCAGAAACTCTAACACCTTCTATAATTAAATCAGTTATAACAAAAGTTTCTTTACCATTTTTATCAACACTTATTTCTCCATTTATTTTTTCTACACCTGGTATAGTTGATAAGTTATTATCAACAAAGTCTTGAGTACCGTCATAAGTTTGTAATCTTTTGTATCTACCACTTTTACCAGCTGTAGCTTGATGTCCTTTCATCCACTTTAAACTCGTAATTATAGTATCTAAAGCAGCATCAAATGTATTTAATCCTTGTTTTAAGTTATTTTCATAATAGCTATTAGTAAATCCAGTAGAAAGTTCTCTTTGTTTTTCTTGGCCTTTAGATCCTTTTTCAAATAACTTTGCAAAGCTTTCTGGAATACTAAATATTCTTTTTAAATCAGTACGAGAACTATTTAAAGTAATACCTTGAAATAAAAACTCAGATGTATTTACATCCAATAATTTATTTTCTTTTGCTAAAAATCTTTTTAAAGGTTGGTTAATTTCAGAAGCAAATTTTAATAAAGTTTTTAAACCTTTGTCACCTTTGAAATTAACATTATTAGGATTATTATAAACAGTTTTAACTAAAGCATTGTAAACACTACGAATAGTAGGATTTACACCTAAATCTTTAAAGTTTTTAACAAATAAATCTGCATTAGCCCCAAATTCAGCTCTTTGATCATCATTTAAAGACTCACTGAACTTAACAACATCTTGTGATCTTTGCTCTCCAGCTGTTTGATCAAGCACATCTTGCATGTTGTCCATTACGTTATCTATATAAAACGATGTGACTTCATTACTAGTCATGCCTGTTCTATCAGACAAATCAGCTATAAAGTCTGGGTCAGTACTTAATTTAAATAACTCTGTTTTAGCAAGTTCTTGAGCTATAGGTTTAATTAAAGATCTTTGTCTTTCTATTAAAGTAGTATAACCAGCTCTAGTAAAGTACTTAGCAAATTCTTGTGGATCTGGTTTTTGAACTTCAAATATTTGTTTTCTATAATAAGTTGTTTTACCATCAACAGTCTTTTTAATATCTTCTCTACCTATTTCTTTTAATTTAAATATATTACTCCAAGCTTTACTTTTAGCTTTTTGTTTTATTAAATCAATAGGCATAGCTCCTATTATAGTTTCTCTATTTGCATTTATAAAATCTACATATTGCTTTGGTGCAAAACCTAATACACTTCTAGTAATAGGCCCCATCTCAGCTTTAATAACTTTCGTTATTTCTTTTGTTATAGCTTCATCAAGATCTTTAGTTACAGTCTCTGCAGTAACTCCCTCTGTTATAGCTAATTTTTTTAATCTTCTAGAAACAATATCTCTAACTTCGTCAAACAATTCAGGTGTAACTATAGATAATTCTTCAAAAGACCTTAAGTCTCTACCCTTATCTTCTTTTTGTTCAGTATCTATTATCTCATCTATCTTAGCTCTTTTAACGTCTTCTATTTGTTTAGCTGTTTCAGTGTCTATAGATATTTCATCTCTTATTAAGTCGTTAGGTAAATACCCTAAAATTCTTTGATTTAATCTAGCATTGATCCATTGAGGTAGCGTTATACTACCAAATCTTTTCATATCTCTATTAGCGTAAGCTCTTACTAATCCAGGTACGCCTGATCCACCTGTAGCCATGTCAGATACTACATCTTCTAATATTGTATCATTAAAACCGTCCAAATCTCTTGGCCTTATTTTAAGTTTACCTACTTCAAAACCTTTATTAAGTCTAGATGTAACAAAATTTCTATATAAATTTCCTATTTCAAAACCTTTATTTTTTATAGACTTATCACTTTTGTATATATCGTTAACTCTAGTAAATAAATCTTGATCTTCTTTAGAAAATTTAGCAGTTTCAGACGCTTGTACTTTAGACGCTGCTATTTTATTTTGAGTTCTTGTATCACTTATAGGTATAACTTTTCCTTGTTTATCAACAATGCTAAATCTATCTTGAGCCTCTGTTAAAGTAGCAACATCTACTTCGCCTGCAGCAATTTTTTTACCAAATCCTAAGAAAAATTCTAATATATCTTTTTGACCTTTAAATTCTATATTGTAATCACCATCTGAAGCATTCATTAAACCTTCATTAAATAGTTTACCTATAGCAGCTTTAAAGTTATCCATTTTGTTTAAATCAACTTTATCTTCAGCTATTAACTCTACAAATGAAGATATTACTTCATCATAATCATACTCTCCATCTAAAACTAAATTAGCATTACTAGCACCCATAGCTTTAAGAGCATCTGTTTGGTTAGTATATACTAAGTATTTAAGTATTTGATCACCTAGGTTTTTAAAAGCTTCAGGGTTATTTTTTAATAACTTCCTACTAATAGTGTGAGTGTTTTCATGAAGCCCAGTAGTGAATCTTTTGTTTCTTGTCATGTTTTCTCTAACAACAAAATCTAACTCAAATCCTGCTCCAGATATAGACCCACCGTTTAAACTTCCTTTATTAATACGCTCTATTGTTTCTTTTTTATTTGCCTCTAGTGAAGCTTTTGATTCAGGATTAGTTTCTAATTCTATTGCTATATCATATGTGTTGGTTATTTCTCGAATAGCTTGCTCTCTTGATTCAAAGTCAATGAAAGTGTGTCCTAACTTCTCAGACTGTCTTCTATCTTTATCAAGCTGTTTATCCATTTGTTCTTCAAATAGTATATTATCAGCTTCATTAGCTATTTCACTACCAGTTGGGTTGTAATTATCTTTAGGATTACTACTATTTCTATTTTTATCAAATAAGTTTTGAATAGCTTGACTAGTTACTTTAGTATACTTTTTCCTAACAACATCATTTTTATCTTTGCCAGCAGCATTCATCATTAAAGCTCCATAACCACTTCCAAAAGTTTCAGTGCTATTAAATCTTTGCATGCCCTTAGCAGCTTGATTATATACTTCTCCTATGGTTTCTAGCTCTTGTTCTATTTGAGCTTTTGATTTAGTCTTGTCATTTGCTACATTATAGGCTTCTTCTCTTATTTTATATAAATTAGTTTGACCTTCAATAAAATTAGTAGCATCTTCAGGTAACATACCTTTTTCTCTAATATTTTCTTCAACAGTTGAATAAGCATCTACTGCTTTAGCTTCATATGTTTCTATTAAGCTAATATTAGTTTCTATTTCTGCTTGTATTGTTTTTACATCATCAACAACACCATCATTTATTGACTGAACTAATGCTTGATTTTTACGTCTTAATTGATTAGCTAAAGAAGTATTTTCATTTATTATATTTAACTCTTTATTAGCTGTAAAGTTTTTAGTACCTGCTACATATAAGCTAGGTATTCCACTCATTCCAAGGCCCCAGAATCCAGATGAAACTATAGTTTCGTTCATGTTTTCCATAAATGGTCTACCATCAATTAAGTTTTGAGTACCAGTAGTTAATCCTTCAAAAAACATTTCACCTAATGTTTCAGGCATTACGTCTTTTCTTATATGTCTGCTTAACTCTTGTCTAAATCCTTCACTTAATTTTTTCTCAACTAAATCATCTGTAACGCCTGCTATTTTACCTACTCCTTTATTAAGTAATGGAGCTGTACTAAAATAAGCAAAAGCACCTTCACTTATACCATATCCTAAAGACTTCATTAAAACTTCAGCATCACTGTATAAATCTTGGCCGGTTACAAACTCTTCGTAGTCCATATCAGACATTTTACCTCCAAAGCTAGATAAACCTATCATGCTTGAGCTAGATACGTTAGCTACAGTTTGAACAGCTTTTCCTGTTAAACCAGCACTTTTAGCAGCTACACCACTCAAACCTCCTGTAGCAATCATAGAAACTATTATAGGAGCTTGATTAGCTACACTTTGATAAGTATATTGACCTACATCTTCTAAGCTACTAATATCATCAAATGCAATGTCGTCTTTGTACTCATCTTTAACTTCTTCTTCCCAACTTTTTAAAGCTATCATACCTTGATCAACTGGATCATCAAAACCTAAAGCGTCAGATGTAACTTTCATAGCTAAGCTCACAGGATTTAAATATTGAGAAATCTTATAAGCTCCATATAGTGTGCTTGTAACTAAATCTGTAGTAGCTAAACCAAGCATAACACCAAATTTAGAAGCATCGTTATAATTTTTTCTAATTATATTAAATTTTTCTTTTTCGTTACTTAAAGTTTTTGCATCTTTATTTATTTCTTCTATTAAGCTTTTAGCGTTTTCACCTAAATTTACAATTTTACTATTTTCTGCTTTAGCAGCATCATATAAGAAAGCAGGTATTTTTCTACCATCTTCAAATTGATAAAACTTTTCACCTGGTTTTATGTTATATACTATGCTAGAGTTGTTCTTAAATTCGTTTAATTTAGAAACATATTCAGAGTTTTCAGGTTTTTTAAACTCTTTTATTTGTTGTAAGTAATCTTCAAGTAAATCGTTTTTTCTTTCTATTTTAGCAGCATCTTGACCTACTTTTTTATTTGCTTTTAATTTTAAATCTTGTTTTTGCTCTTTGCTTAAGCCAGTTATTCCTTCTATATCTCCTTCAATATACTTTTCAAATCTATCTTTTTTTGCATCTAGTATTAGATCTTTTTCGTAAATCTTTAATGCTTCTTGTTTTATTTCATCTTCAGTTATAGGATCAGATATTTTATCTTTTTTTCTTGTAGCTAATAATGCTGATTCAGCTTGTTCTAAATACTCTTCAGCTTTTTCAAACTTATACTCTTCAGATTTTATTCTTCTACCACCACTTATTGGTCTGCCGTCTATATCTGTTAAGCCAGATCCAACGTATTTTTCTACTTCAACTTTTTCAAAAATACTTAAGTCATTGTATGGTTCATTTTTATTAGTAACTATGTTGAACCTGTATTGTGTACCTAATTTTTTGTCTATTTCATTTTGCGTTTTGTCATCTAAAACAAAAGGTAATTTAGTATTTCCTTTGTATTTATACTCGCCAATGTTAAATTCTACTTTACCTGGTTTATCATAAGAAGTTAAAGATTTAAATTCAGCATCGTCTTTAGCTATATTAGCTTCTAACTCTTCTAAATCTAAATCTTGATCTAAATTTATTAAAGTATTTACTAATTTATTTTGCTGCTCTAATGGATCTTTTTTTAAATCAATATCAACACCATTTACAGTAAACTGTGATGGAAAATTAAGTTTATAATCAACATTTAAAGAAGGACTTACTTTGTTTAAGTACCTACTTAAAGCTGCTGCATTTTCTTTTTCATCTAATCCTTCAGGATCAAATAGATCAACCGGAAATAACTCAGTAAGTTTTTCATTTATAGTTATTTCTTTTGGTTTTTCTTCTTGTTCTAAAGGAACTACCTCAGCTTGTAAAATAGTTTCTTCTTCCTTAGGTTGTGTTTGACTTGTAGTGCCGTTTAACACTCTATCTACAGCATTTCTAGTTTCGTCATTCCAATTATATACAGTACTTAATACTTCATTAGCAAATTCACCAGCACTTTGTAAATTTGATGAAAACTCTTCAATACTTAAAGGATTATCAAAAGACTGAGAATAAGCTTTGTATATTAATTCTATATCATCCATATTATTCGCCTGGTATTTGATCTAATGTTTCATCTGCTACTGCTGTTTCAGTTATAATCTCATCATCTATTTCATACGTGTTTATTAGGTCGTTTTTTAAAGCAGTAAGCAAAGCTTGTTCACTAAAAGTACCTGGTTCATAACCTAATCCTACATAAACACTTTTAGGATTTTGTCCTTTTATACCTTCCATTAAAAAGTTTATACCTTCTTTAGTTTCTGTAAAGGCTTCAAACTTATCAATGTCTAAAGTTTGACCACCTAAAACTGGTAATCCTTTATTTTGTCCACTAACATAAACTTTTGGAACCATTTCACCTTTTTCATTTTTAACCATTACTGGTTTTTTAATGCCAAAGTTATAAGCTGAATTTTTAAATCTATTAATACCATTGTCTAAATAAGCCTTACGACTCCCTCCGCCAGGTGCAAATACTTCTACTTGTTCAAAAAACTTAGGGTCATTTGGACCATTTTTTTGAGCATAATTTCTATATTCAGTTAAACTAGTTCCTATTATTACATCACCTTTTGCAGTTTCTCCTGTTGACTGTGGGTCATAAGTAATGTTTCCATCTGCATCAACGTTTTTACCAAACTTAGCAATATTAAAACTTGTTCCGCTAGGATCTGGGTAAATACCTATGTCACCTTTACCTGTGTAAAGAGATTCATATATTGGTATCATTTCATTAAATGGAGCATTTTCATCACTTAATATAGCATCTTCTTCATTTGGACCTAGTTTTTTATCTTTAATATCTTTATACACTCTATAACCACCTACAAAGTTATCCATGTCTTGTTTAAAAATAGCTATTTGGTTTTGGAACTTAGCAGTAATTTTACCTAATTCCGCAGAGCCCATATCAGGATCAGCTATTTCAGCTAAAAACTTATCTCTCATTGCTACTAAATTCTCCATTATGGCATCATCTTGAATATTTTCTTTGCTCCCTCCAACTTCAAAATCACCTATTTGATCTGTTAACCCTTGTATATGTGCAAAATCTTTATCAAATTTAGATAATGCTTGGCCTTCTCTTGCGTCTTTTCTTCTAGTAGCTTGCTCTGCTTCTTTTTTATTTATAGCAGCTTGTCTCTGAATATTTTCAGTAACTCCTTTCATAGCTGAAAAGAACTGAGCTATGTTTCTAGCTCCTTGATCTATTTTCATTCGTACTGCTTGCGGATTGTCGTATGCTCCCATAGTTTATTTTTAATTAATTGTTCACCTGGTATTTAGGGTGTATTAGTAGAAGGATCATTGCTACTCATTTGACCAAGTCCTGTTGCTACACCACCCATGCCGCTAGCAAAACCAGCCACACCAGATGATAAAGCTGCTTGGCCTGATTGAGTAAGATCCATAGCTTGTTGTCCTGCTACTTGTTGTAAACCAGCTTGTCTATTTAGTGACATTATATCTCTGCTTTCTTGTCTACCATAAGCACCTATTTCTTCTTGAATAGCAGCTTGTTCAAGCGCTTGTTGTTGGCTTACTTTCTGCTGCTCACCTTGTAAGTATAATTGTTGATTTTTAAGTTCTTGATTTTCTATGCTAGCAGCAACTTGAGCTTTACTAGCTGCAGCTTGTCTAGCTAAAGCAGTGGCAGCACCAGCTCCACCGCCTGATTGATTTATAGCATTTAAAGTATTTGCTAAAGCTTCATCTGTTTGTTGCATTTTTAAATTAACACCTTGCATAGCTACCGCATTATTCTGATACGGATTAAATATTTGATCTTTCATAGCACGTATGTCATCAGATTTATCAATCACCTGCTGTCTATTAGCTTCTATTTTTCTAATTTCAGCCGCTGCTAATTGCTCTTTTCTTCGTTGACGTGCCGCATCTTTTTTAGCTTGTTGGTTTTGAGAAATACCCATGCCTAAACTACCTAAAGCTGATACAGCTCCTACAACTGCCATTGCTATTCCTGCCATATTTTATTTTTTTGTTTTTAAATAATCTTTGTATTCACTTCTATTTAAAGCAAACAATCTTTTTTCTATAATATCAATATTTCTTTCATTAGTGGGATTAGAGTGTATATTGACCCATATAGCATCTTCTATTACTTCTATAACCCTTTGAGCTCCTGGTTGTGATATTGTATAATATGGAGCTTTAAAATAATTTACTTCTTCTGCGTCAGCAACTTTTACTGTTCCATGCATTAAAAACCATGAGTGTAATTCTTTGTGTATAGCACCTACTATTAAAGTATCTTTTTTAACATCCATACGACGCATATAGACGCCTTCTGTGAACTCATCTATTATTTCTAATGATTCAGCTTCTCTAACAGTTTTTTTACCGTCTCCTATTATGTTTATTCCGTCTGCTACGTTTATTAAATTAGTTAGTAAGTTATCTATTTTAGTTTCTCTTTGCTTGATTAAATTAAATTCCATTTATTTTGATGATAATACATAATTTGAAGATACTGAAAACAATTGCTTAGCTCCACCTACATCTGTACTTCCGTCTATTGACATTTTAACTGTCATTAAATATCCTTTTACACCACTAACATTACTTCCAAATATAACTTCACCAGGTCTAGCAGTACTTGCATTAACTAAGTTTGCTACGTAATGATTTTCTTTTCTATCAAAACCAGCCCTGAATATTGGTTCAGTTAAAGCAGCTGGATATATATTACCAGCATTATCGTATTGACCTTCTACATAACTTTTAACAGTGCTAGTAGCATCTTGATATTGGTTAAATGTTCCTGCATTTTGTACTTGATCAAAACCTTCAAAATCAGAAACATAACTATCTACTTCCCAACCATTATTACCTTCGTAAGCTATAGTGTTAAAGTTTTTAACTACAGTAGGATTAGGATTAAATATAAATTCAACAAAAGATTCAGCAGGAGAAGTTGCTCCATAAAATTTACCTCTACCATTTGCAACGCTTTCGTCGTAATGTTGGTAAATGTTACTATCAATAAACGTAAAAAAGTTGTTTTTAATACTAGCCATAGAATTAGGTTTATAGCTATAAAAACTTGTCCAACCTTTTATTTGTTCATCGTATCCTACGGTATCAAAAGTGTCATCAGCTGTAGATATTGTTCTAGGTGAAGTTTGTAATGATAAAGTATAAGCTGATTGATGAGTGTCCCAAGCTCCATATATTTTACCTTTAGCATATGTAACAAATACAGCATCGGTATAAGTTCCACCAACGCCAAAATTAGCTGCAGGGCTTATAGTTATAGTAAGAGTAGCACCTGTATCTACGACATTAGTTACAGTGCAACCTGTACTAGTATTGCCAGAGGTATTAGAAAGCTCTAAGGATGCTCCTAATTGCACTTCTGAAGCGTCTGTAGCTGTAACACTAAACGATGTTAAACTACCAGTTGGCGATCCTGAAAGTGGTTTTGAAATGCTTTGTCTTTCGTAGTCGTCAGATATTTTAGCAAGTTCATCTCTAAAATAATCCCTCATACCATAGCCAGATATTTCTGTTATACCATCTCGTGATAGTCTTAGTATAGCAGATCTGTCTTTATCAGAAAAATATTTTCTATATCCAAATACTGAAAATGATTCTGGATTTCTACTTATTCCATATTCCCCTAAATAAGGAACATCTTGACCAAAAAATTGTATAGCTCCAGTTTCTACCGACCCTTGATTACCAGAGTATATTGCATTTTTATTTATCAATACCTTAGTTACTTTACTTTCTTGAAAAATATTTAAGTTAGTATCTTCTGAATATAATTTTTGTATCGATCCGTTTATTGGATCTAAATCTCTTAATATAGGATCAGCAATAGAAAATACATTTGTCTCGTTAAAACCTGTTCTAGTATTTAATAAACCAGAATATATTAAACTATGTGTTCTGTCTAAAGCATCTTTATTTTCATTTACTGTATAAGCTCTAACACCTAAGGTTATTTGAGGATTGTTAAAACCTCCTTTTATTCTAGTTTCTTCTATATAATAATTTTGATAGCCAGTTGTAAACGTACCGCTTCCAAATGGAAAAGTAGGATAACCTGATGGGTTCCACGGTAGACCAGGCCAATTTATATTACCAGCAACGTCTAAAGCCTTTTTTATCCAAAAAGAATTAAAATATTTCACTCCAACTGTATAAGCCATATTATATATATTACTTGTTTTTATTAATTATTACTATCAAGAAGGTGACACTGTTATTGCACAAGAAGCTCTAAGTCCACCACCGTCAGTAACAGTTACTACAGCTGGTTGAGCAGGAAATGATTCAGCTCCTGCACTTATGTTTAAATAAGCAATACCGTCTGTTTGAACTAAATCATAGTATTTTTGAGCGTCTGTAGATATACCTGATAGAGAGTATGTTAAATCTGTTCTTAAATTAGTCGTATTACTAGTGTTAGTACCATTTCTACCATCGAAACTTAATACTAATAAATCATCAGCTGTTGATACACCTGTAACATTTACTTGTCCACCGCAAGCACTAGCACCGTCCCAAGATGAATTAGGACCTAAACTTAATGGAACAATAGTAGGAACAACGTTACTTAAAGGAAGTAAAGGTGAAGTAAATCCAGCGCCAGGAGCCGCACCAAGTATTATATCTCTAGTAGTAAATGTTCCATCAGTGCTAAAAGTACCAGAAGGTGCTTTTACTCTAATTAAAAAAGTAAATAAATCTTGTATTGGTGAGTTGTTTCCGTAGTAAAAATAACTTAAATTTGTTATTTTATAAGCGCCTAAAGCACCTACAGCTACTAAACTAAAACTACTAGTTACATTGTTGTTTAAAGCATCTGTTACAGAAAGCAATGTCATAGTTATATTAGAACCTGTTAGTGAATTACCAGCGTAGTCAGTAGCATATAAACCATTAACATTTGTTAAATCAGTACTTAAAGCATTTGATTCAGGAAAACTCCAAGTTATACCTAAAGCTCCTACAGCATCTCTAAATCCATAAGGTGTAGTGGTATCATTAGCTATTATATTAGCGTTAAGATCAGATATTTTACCTGTAGAAGTTGTTTCCCAATATATGTCAAGCTTTGACTCAAGAGGTTTTGTTTCAAATATTGATAATGGATTTTGCTTGAAGTTTGAAGGTCTAGGTTGTAAACCTTCAGCAGGTCCATAAACACTTCTAGTAACAGTTACAGGAAAAGTGCAATTTCCATCTCCAGCAACTTCAATAGTAGCTGTAGCAGGTCCAGAAGGATATGCGCTCATATTTTCCCAAGGACCACCAATATCCGTTAAAGTTACAGTCTCTACATTACCATGACTAGTATCTGCAGTAAAAGTAACTTTCATGTTTTTGTTCTTAAACTCTTTATCAGTTGCTGATGTACCTTTAAAAACAATAGGAACATTTTCACCTAGAGCTGGATAGTCAGCACCAGCAGTTATAGTACCTATACTAACTTCATACTCTGCAGCATTTATACTAGGTCCAACTTGACCGTAAGTAGTTATATCAGATCCAGCTGTATAAACATTCATACGTGCTACAAATGGATTTGACTGGTAGTTGTAAAAAACAGGTGCTCTATTAAATGGAAATATAGATGATGGCGACCAAAGACCTAAATCACTACCTGTTCCTATAGCCACAACAACATCTGACTTTTGATCTGGGTAATATTGTCTTTTATATTGTACAGAACCAAATCTGTTTATAACTCTAGGTATAAGATCTACAGAAGCGTTTTCAACTTGAGAACCACTATCTAAATCTCTTTCTCTATCTCTAGTCTTAAGTAATGTTTCACCTTCTTCTGTATAAGGATCAACTGTGAAAAAATTTCCACTAGTGTCTGTGAATTGATAATAACTAGGATCATCTGAAAATGAAGGCCTACCTGATCTAAACTTGTTTTGATTAGGACCTGTTAAAGTTATATCTTTAGGAACTTTACTTAAGTTATCTCCTTGTAATACAAAATGAACAACTGGTTCTTCTACGCTAGCAGCTAAAGGTGATATAGATTCTCCGTCTATGTAACCATTTAAAACTCCAGGTACATATACATTATAATAATCTGTCTCTGTTTGTTTAACTACAAACTTATAAGTAAACCAACCTAATGGATTACTTGAGCTATATAAACCTGGTGTTCCAGTTGATGTGTTTTTTATAGAATCAATTGTTTCATTAAAAGTCATTTTCAATTGATCACCTGGCCAAGTATTAGTAGAACTGTATAAACTAGTTGTAGCAGTACCTGGATAATAAGAAAAATTAGCTGTAGTTCCTGTTTGTCCTTCGTTATTACCTGTTTTATAAGGATTAAATATAGTGGATCCTTTTAGCTCTGGATCTTGAATATTGCTATTTACTTTTGATAATATAACATCAGACTGTCTACCATATCTATCAGATAATACAATACCTATTTGGTAAGTTCTATTTTGTTTTAACGTATGGTTTTGGTACTCTAATCTTATATCAGAAGCTTCCACAGACGCAGATGGAGCAACTTGAGTAAGTTTAAACCCTACTTTAGCATCGTAATTTATCTCGCTTGGTGGAGTATGTTTATCAATTATATTACCAAATACTAATCTATTACCTATAACTTCTTGTGATAAAGCTCTTACAGGTGTTTGATCATAAACTCTCAATAAATCTCTTAAAGGTAGTGTTTTAAATGGTTTTCTAGACTGATAATCGTAATATAAAAAAGCAGAGCCATTACCAGCTAAAGTGCTAGCTGGTATAGTTTCTAATAAATTTAATGTAGTACTCGTAGCATTTTTAAATATTATATCAATAGAGTCTACTTTTAAATCATCTACTACATTTCCCCAATTAGTAGATCCATCTGGTGCAGGAATACATAAAGTAATATTATTAATTTTATTTTTCATTATAGTTAGCTCAGTAGACTGCATAGTGTTCTCTTCTTGACTACCTATGAAATAACCATCTTGTTCAGGAACAAAACACTCTTGAGTAAACGGAGATATTAAAGAATATTCACCATCATCAAACCTAAACCTATAAGCAAACCTTACAAACTTTTCTTTTAAATAATCTTCATCACCAGGCCAGTTAGCATTATAATAGGGGTTATCAGTAGTACCGTCAGGAAGCTTTTCGTTAACTACATCTTTCATTGTTGAAGCAGTTTCTACAGTTAAAGTAAAATCAGCTCCAGAACCTGTGCCAGACCTCATTGAAGGTTGAACTACATCTGAATTAGTATATCCTGAACCATTATTATTGACAGTTACAACTGTTATAGCCCCAGGTCCTCCAACAGTTATATCTACAGTTAGACCTGAGCCAGTGCCACCTGTTACAGCAACATTAACATAGCTTCCGGGAGTATATCCAGTTCCTGCGTCTGTAATAGCTATAGCTGTTACTTCATCTCTTATTAAAGATATAGGATCAAAAGGATAATATTTAGGTAATGATATTTGATCTTCAGATGTGTAGTAAGTAGGATTAGCTAATGATCTTACAATATTTATTTTCCTAGGTTGGTTTCTGTTATCACTAAAAAATAAACTATTATCAATAACATTAACTCCTAGCACAGGATGTGTTTTGGAAAAGTTTAAAAAACTACCAGATACTATCAATGTTGAGGATAAGGTAATAGTATTATAAACGCCTATATAACATGAAGCTGCAGATGGTGCAAAGTTAGATAATTTATCAGAAGACGTATCTACGTAGTTAGTCATAAATACAAATATTTGATCTCTAGTTGGATCCATAAAGAAACCAATTATATCTATATTAGGTGTAGAGCTTAATCCAAAGTCAGTTAAAGATATATTACCTAGTATATTTTCTAAAGATCCTACGTCTGCACCTTCAGATTTACTTACAGAAACATTTTGAGCGTCTCTATACTCACCTGGAGGTACAAGCCTAGCGTCTAAGTCCCTGTTCATTTTGGACTTGATAAAACTATTTCTTGCTTCAGCCATTTAATTAGTGTTTAATCCACTTAGATTTGCCTCTCATTACTTGGACAAACTCTTGTAGTTTTATATTTGATAATCTTATTTTAGCATTTCTAAGCGCAGCTCTTCTTTCAATTTTATATCTTCTAACTATATATTCAGGTATATTTGCTCTAGTAGATAAAACACCATGTAACATATGCATGTACATAGCTTCTTCTGCTAATTTAGATATTCTCATGTCTCCATCAGCGGCTAGTCCATCTGAAACGTAAGTAAATATAATTAATTCATTAGCTAAATTACTGCTAAACATTACTTTACCTTCTCTATAGTTCATATTAAACCAACCGTTGTTTTGAGAAGTCTCTGGATTAAGCCCATATCTTTGACCATAGGCTACTTTTTCCCAACCCCAGTCATATACTCCTTCATTATACATTTGATCTGTGTAAGCTCCGGATATTTTATAATCTTCAGCAGCAGCCCATCTTGAGTTAGATAACGATGTTCCTTCTAGATTATCACTAGCATCGTCTTGAGTTGGTATACCGTTGGCGTCTTGCACTGGTACTTGCTGTGGGCTTTGATGTAATAAATTTGTAGGATATATAGGTCTTTGAACACCTAAACCATCTATTCTAAAAAAACTTACATAATTTACGTAGTCTTGTGGTATTAATAAAGATAAACTAGCCGGTATTGTAAGTTCTTGAGACTTGGTACTTTTTAAAGTATCATAGCTAAACTCTTGTAAACCTCTTTTAGCATGAAACATTAAGTCAGTTCTTTTAACACTTGGTATTAATTTGCCAGCTCCAACATAAGCTACTTGAAAGTTATTAATAATATCGTTTATAGTTATACTAGAGTATGTATCATGGTTATCCCATTGACCAGTTTTAGTATCTGTTAAAAGTATTTTAACAAGATCGTTTACGGTAGATCCAGTTCCTAAAGTTATAGTATTTGTAGAAGTTAATTGATACTTACCAGCTCCAGCTCCTTGATCTATTTTTACATTATTTACGTATACTTCAAAATTAGTAACGCTAACACCAGCTACTGTAGCTATTAAATCTACACCTATAGAATTATAACCTGCTCCACTCTGATTAGTTCCACCTGTCCAAACAAAAACAGTTTGAGCAGCTGTTGCAGTAAAAACTTGTTGACTTGCGTAGTATTGTTCGTTAGTTTGAGTTACTTGTGCCATTTATTAACTTTTTTCGTTTACAGTGTCTTGTTGAACAAGCTGCGCAGCTGTTTGTACTATTTGTGGATCTCTTATTATAATGCCACTGTATTGTAATATCTTTAAAATTATTTCTGTTTGTTCTGAAGCATCTAATCCAAAATATACAGCTCCAGTTTCTGTAAAAATGTAAGCACCAACAGCATTAACTGTAAATGCCCAATTTATTTGATCTGGAACTTTTACATAGCTACACTTAACACCAGACTGTATACTAGTTGGATACACAAATATTTTATCATGTAGTGTTGGTGGTGGACCTGCGGCTGATTGATGTTCGCCACGTTGTACATATATAGGTTGTGAAATCGTAGGAGCTGTTAATCGAGATTTATTGATTAATAAATACTCGTTTTGTTGCACAGGTTGTACAATAATAGCGTCATTATAATATATAGCACCTAGTCTATGTAGATTAGATGGTAAGTAAAAGAAGCTAGTGTCAAACGTAGCTGTACCTTCTACTTCAAATGGTGCAATTTTATTTTGTATTTGCTGAACTCTATCAGAAAATTCAGTGTTAGTTTGTGGCTGTCTTTGTAGTTGGTTTAATTCTTCAAAGTAAGCTTCAAATATTTCTAATTGAACTTGTTGACCTACCTTGTTAAATTCGTCAGGCGTCATATAACCTCTTTGTTCTTTGTTCAGTATATATAATACTGTTTTATAAACCGTGTCTACGTTTACTGCCATATTTTATTATTTAAAAAAAAGGTGGCGATTAAACCACCTTTATTATAATCACTTGTTATTTAAGTTTTTTATCAATAGACTTATATATCTCAAGTCCTTCATCTGTTTTAAACCATGCAGCCATAGCTGAATAAGGGTTTTCATCAAAAGGTACTGTCATTAGTTTTTTACCATTACTAGCCCATGTAAATGTTCTTTGATCAGAAGCTAATTTAACTATACCGTTGTCAACAGCATTTATAGCAAAGTTTCTAAGTATAACATTGTCATCATTGGCTAAATCTATAAATAATCTAGGATTTTGTCTAGCAAATAACAATAAATCTCTTTTTAATTCTTTTGTAGATAAATTATTTACTTGTGAACCTAGCTCTACTCTTAGTATTGCCTCAGCTTGTTCTATATCCATTGATCTAGCAGCATTTAAAGCATCTAATTGTAAATCTAATTCTTCTAATTGATCTACAGCTTCTACTTGTCTATCTAGTTCGCTAAATATAATTTCTTTATGAGGGTGATGATTTAAAAACTCTTGTAAACTTCTTTTCTCTTTAGGTACATGTAATACACCTTTTTCAAAAACAATATGTTTTAAAGTTACATTTCCAACTTGTTCATCTACAAAAATACTTTTTTGATTTGTAGCATATCTAAGTTCTCTTTCATATCCTTTTTCTGCATCAAACCAAACTAAAGGATAACGTCTAGTGTGCTTACTAGGTATAGTATATGTTAAAGGTTCTTTATCACCTACTAAGTAATAATGTCTATCTTTGTATTCCCAATTATCTTTTTTAACCTCTTGCTTGGGAGCAGGAGCCTTTTTTACTTTTGTTTCCATAATATAATATAATATAATAATTAAAAAAGACCCCGCCTAAGCGGGATCTTATTATTGTTGTTACGATAATGTAGGTCCTAATGTAGGAGTTACAGATGTAACAGTATTAACAAATGCTACTGGAACAGCTGGTCCCGAAGCACCATTAGCTAATTCAATAGCAGCATTTACAGCATTCCTAATTGAAGTTGTACTTGCTTCTGCTGATGAAATAACAACAGTAGCCTCTACAAGAATATCGTCTTTAGCTCGTAAGCCGTAAACAATTTTACAATCAGTAGTACTAGCACTAGTAACGTGCATGATGTTTTCAGCAGGAAGTAAATCTACTTCACCTCCGCCTTTTGAAAATGATATATATCCCATAATTTCTATTCTTTAAAATGTTAATAATTATACAGTCTTAAATAACACGAAGTTATTAGCAGCTTGTGTTACTAAACATCTTTCAGTTAAGAAATGTACGTCCATAGCATCTAAAGCATCAGTATACGCTCCACCAACTGAACCAGTAATCCAGTTTTTGTAACGTCTATCTTCAGTTTCAGAAGCTCTATATCTTACGTGTAAGAATGGTCGTCTGATATTTGATCCTAACATTTGATCGTATACTGTAGTAGTTCCAGCAGGAATTAATACACCGTCAATAGACTTAGATAAACCTCTAGTAGAAGCATCATTTAGATATTTCCAGTCAGTTTTGTAGAAGTCATAAGAACCTCTTCTAAATCCAGTGAATCCAAAGTTAAGTGCCATTTCTGATTCATTATCAAATAAACCATAAGAAGCAGCAGCAGAAGAAGCATAAGCTCCGTTCATAGCAGCAATCATATCATCAAAATATAAAGCAGTAGATCTTTGTAAGAAAAGCATGTTTTCTTCAATAGCTCCTTGCTTGTCTAAGTTTTTAAGGATTTCATCGAAATCACCTAAAGCACCAGAACCAGGAGCAGCAGCTCCAGCAAATCCTTGATATACGTTACCTCTTGCTTCAATAGCAGCAAATAAACCTTGTGTACCTTTTAAGTTAACAGTAGTCTGATTAGGCATAGCAACTGTATGACCAGCTAATTCACCTTCAACCATTGCCATTTCCATATAGTCTTCAAATCTTAGTCTAGTTTCAGACTCAGCTTTTAAATACCATAAGTATCCAGATGTACCGTCTTCAGTAGCAACTTCAATCCAACCAATTTGAGCAGCATCAGAACCATTTACTTGGTACTTATCTCTAATGATGATTGGAGAGTTGTTAAACTCAGTAAATCCAGGCTCAATTGAATCCATACCAGAATCAGTAGATCCTTTGCCAAATTCAGAACCATAAACAAACAAGTTAACAGCGTTAGCCGCGGTTAAAGCTTGTAAGTTAGCTGGAAAAGCAGCAGCAGCATAAGGTACTACAACTATCTCAGCTACAGTAGCAGGAGCAACTGGCTGTGTTACTGTTGATACGATAGCTTTAGAAGTAATTAAACCTGTTGCATTATCTGCAATTAAAATAGTTTGATTAACTTTTATAGCTACAGTATTGTTACCTCTACCACTAGTAGTTGGATTAGCGTTAGCTAATTCAATTTCAATAGTATTAGTAGGAGCAGCAGCTTTAACATTACATTCGTTATAAGATACATGTAATCTATTTTGTTCAGACCATAATACTTGATCCGATGTCATTGGCATTTCAGCGCCAACCATTCTTAAGAAACCTGATAACGTTCTGTTACCATATCTCTCAACTTCAGCTTCATAAAGCTCAGGTAAATACTGTTGAGCCCAGTCAGACGTACCGTCTGCAAAGTTCAAATAGTTATTATCTAATGCTTGTTTCTTTTGAGCTGGAATTAAACTTGCAGGAAAACTCCCACTTGTTGCAAAACTCATAATTTATATTTTAGTTTAAGTTATTTTTTTGTTTTTATTCTTAACTTAGAACTATCTACACCACTAATCGCTTTTATTTTTAACCCATTAATAAACATTTCACCAGAGCTAGTAGCTCTAACTTCATTTGTTATATTTTTAGATTTAGCATTCATATCTTTAATTGCATCAGTTTTACCTTGCTCATAAAAATGTTGTGCTATTTTATCGGCATTATTAGCAGTATATAAGGCTTTATGATAACCTCTATAATCTTTGATTTCACCTTTTTTATCTAGGAACCTCCCAACAAAATTATTTAAATCAGATTGATTTTGAGCAACATCATTCTTGTTATTTACATTATATCTAAAAGCTTTTTCACCTACGTTATATTCAAAACCTTTGAACTCATCGGCAAATAGTTTTTTAGTATTGTTTGTAAAACTTTCGTGACGTTGTTGAATCACCTTCTGTTCTTCGTTGTATCTATTGAAAAAGTCGCTAGCTTTTTTTTGCTCTTGAGATAATGAAGGTTTCAACTTGATCTCTTCATAGTATTTCTTCTTAGAGCTATCCAAAAAGCTTTTGGCTTTAGCAATTTCTTCTTTGTAAGCTAGTTTTTTCTTTTTAACAGCTCTTTCATCTTCATCTTCATCCCATGCAAAATTATCATCCATTAAAAAATCTATCTCTTCTGAATTAAGATGTGGCTTGCTTACATTATAATATTCTTTAAGTAATTGTTCTCCACCAAGTTTTGAGTAGTCTTTATTGAGACTTACATAATCTTCAACTGTACCACCAGTTTCTTTCATAAAGTCTACTAGTTTTTCAATATTCTCTGGTAACTCTATTTGTGGATTTTCTTTTACTTCTTCTTTAATATCTTCTAAAACCTGTTCTTCTTCTTTAACCTCTTCTTTTATTTCAACTTCTTCCATTACTGGAACTTCTTCTTTATTTTCCTCTACAGGTTCTGTTTTAGTCTCTTCAACTTTAGTTTCTTCAACTTTAGTTTCTTCAACTTTTTCTTCTTTTTTAACCTCTTCTTTTGGTTCTTCTTTTTTAACCAAATCTACTTTAGCTACATCTTCTTTTGTAACTAATTTTTTAGGTTTCTTTTTTATTTTAAAGTCACCTTGTTCTAGCTCGCCAGAGGCGGTTTCTTTTATTTGTTCTGACATAATATAATATAATAGTTAATATAAATTATCTAGGTGCAAATTGTTCTAAACCAATTCCACCTAAATTATCGTTACCTTTAGATTCAAAGTTTATAGGTAAACCATCTTCTCTTCTTTGGGTTATCATTTCACTCTGTTGAGTTCCTTGAATTTTAAGTCTTTTATCTTTACGATCTTCTATTTGCTTTTCTTTTTCAGCTATAACTCTAGAATTTTCTTTAGCTAGTTGCATGTTATAGTTAAATTCTTGTTGCATTAGACCTCTTTTTATTTCTGCTTCAGTTTGTAGTTTTTGTATTTCAAACTGAGACTTAGCTTGTTCTAATTGAACTTTGCTGCTAGTCATAGCTTCTTGTTTTTGTAATTCAGCTAAAACAGTTTTTTCAGCAGTCTCAGCTTGTGCTTGAGCTTGAGCTTGAATTTGTTGAAGCTTCATCTCTTGATCTTTAGCTTGCTTGTCTTTTCTACGTTTCTTTAGTAAAGTATTAGCTAGCTTAAGATTGTTTACATTTCTAATATCTATGGCATCTTCTAAATCTATAGATTGTGTAGATAAAGCTACTTGTATATTTTGTTCAAGTTGAGCTTTTTCTTCATCATCAGGTTCTAATTCTATAAATATACCAAAGTCATGTATATCAATACTCATTAATTCGTCTAAAGTTTCAGTATTAAAATTAGATATACTATTAACTAATGACATTCTAGTCAAAGGAAACATTAAAGAATCGTTAACTCTTAGTGATATATTTTCACAAGTTCTTAATGTTAAATATAAACTCGCTTGTAGTATATGTCTAGTTGCTGTATTAGAATTAGCAGCAGCAAGTTTTTGTAAACCTACTAACGAATTTTTATCAGGTACACTTCCATCTCTTGCTTCGTTTAATCCAGTTACATCTCTTATCATTTGTAAATAATAATTATAAGTCTGAATTAAAGAACCTATTTTAGCACCACCAGAAGATGATTGAAGTTCTTGTACAGGTATTTTACCTCTATTCATTTCACCATCTTGAGTCAAACTTCTACCAATTACAGAACCAGTTTGAAAATACATGTTTAATGCTTCAGCTGGGTTATAATTAGTTCCATTACCAAGATCTACTTCTGCTAAACCGTCCATGTCTAAGTATACGCCATCAGGAACCATACGAGACATTACTTGTTGTAACTTTAAATGCGTTAACTGAATCATATCAGCAAAACCAGTGACTCTACTTACTAAACTTTCTATTCGGCCTTGATACATTCTTGGAGCAGTTATAGTATAACTAAGATTAACCTTGCTAGTGTCAGCATATGGTCTTGTCATATTTTCTGCTAATCTCCAGTCAAGCATTTCTTCCATACCTAATACTTTAGCACCACTGTATAAAGTTTCTATAGTTCTTGAAGCTTTTTTGAAGTTGTCAGTTTCTTTTACTTCTAAAAATGTATCTTCTTTTTCTATTGTTTTTTGTAAACCTGTAGGCGTAATTTTAACTTTAAATACTTGATCTATGTAACTTTTCCATTCAAAATATAATACTTGTACAGTATTTTGATCATACCTGCCATTAAAGTTAGGTGAATAAGCAGTATTGCCTGTGTAGTTTTGTAGTTTTTTAACTTGTTCAGGTGTTAAACTAGGAAATTGTTTTTTTAGCTCAACAATAGGTACATTTCTAACCTCACCTACGTAATATACATCTTCAAAGTTAGGATCATTAGTGTATGAATAAACTATATTAGCTGGATCAACATAATCAATAACAATTCCTTCAGCTGGATTCCAAGATGTTTTAACACATGATATACCTAATACAGTTAAATCATAGTTAAGTCTTTTTCTAATTAAATGGTATTTATTTTTATCTAATACTTGAGATATTAATTGCTCTTCTGCTACTTCGATAGATTGTTTATAATCCATTTGCATATGAGCTGGAATATCTTCTAATGTTTCAGGTGAATTTTTAGCTGTAGATTCTGAAAGGTCAATACCAAACTGCTGCATAACCATGTCATTAAACTTTTTAGCTTCAATATCCATCATTATACGCTGAGCGTATTTAGTTCTTTTTCTTAAAGAAGTAGGATCTTGAGCCATTGCTTTTACTTCATAAGATCTTTGAGACATGCCATTAACAACTATATCTACAAACTTAGGAATAATAGGTACAGGTTTCCAATCAAGATTTAAATAACTTAAATCACCATTTATTGCTAGTTCATCTTTATATTTTTGAACTGGCTGCTCTGCTCTCGCGTAAAGTCTTAAGTTGTGATAGTTATTGTAATTAGTCATATATCTATAACCAACACCTTGTGAATTTCTAAACCATTCACCTTCAATAGCTCTTGCAACTTTCAACCCATACTCGTAAGTAGCTTTCTCAGCGGCAGGTACGACCTGATCAGGAAATGTACTATATGTAGTAGTAGCTTGCATATATATTAATTAATTTTTGATATTGTACCGGTATTGTCATAAGTTTTAATACCAAGATTTATTTTATTAGTAAATTTTTGAGGCATAGGTCTGTATAAATTTTTATTACAAGCCATTATAGCTAAACCAGAGCTGATACTAGCATCATGTTTAGTTCTATTATTTATATTAAAAATAGCCCAGTCTTCTAATGTTTTTTGGTGATACATGTCACCGTAATTATTTTCTTTAGCACCTACAAAATTTTCAATATAGCTTTCAATAGCTGCAGCATGTGCTTGTTTAATGTCTTCACTCGAGTTAGGTATTCCACCTATTTCTCTTTCAGTTATAGATAATTTGTTGATTAGTTTATCAGGTCTATTCATTGAGAAACCTCTATAACCCCTACGTTTTAAATAGTATAATAATCTTGGTTTGTTATTTTCAGCAAGTATTGGCATACCATAAAAAACTAAAGCCATAAGGACATCTTCAAAAAATATTTCAGCTGTTTGAGGTCTGGCTATATATTCTAAAAAAAAATGATTATTAGGCGCATCTTCCATAGAAAACTTAGTTAATCCATGTAGTGATCCATTAGACCCTTTACCATCAACAGTACCGCTAATATCATAACTATCACAACCAAAGCTTCCAACGTGTTCGTTTCCAGGATATTTAGTTCCATTTTTTATAATCACTCGATTTTGTAAGTTTTTAGGTGGTACCCAACTTATTTTAAATCTTCCATCAGTACTAGGATAAAACATTACACTTGTGTCTTTAACACCATTAACCCAATTAAAACTACCTTGAGTAACATTTAAACTATTGTTTATAGAATCATTATAGTCAATTTGTTCATATATTTTAGTAAGATTAAACAAGCTTTGTTTTGCTTCATCTCTAAAAGCATGAGCTTCAGTTCTTGGAAACTGCCTATAATATTCATTTAAACTATCTTGATCAGACTTTAAGCCGTCAACTTCGTTTTCCCAATGTTCGATAACTCCTGTTCCAATTTCGTGACCATCAATTCCTTTGACTGAATTTTTACCTCTAATGAAGACAGGTAGTCCATAAGTATCCATGAATCCTTCGTAGTTCCATTCCATAGGTATGAACAAGCTATAGAGCCCAGAAGATGTTTGTCCGTTTCTATTTCTTTTAGTAACGTCGCTATTGTAGTATAGTTTTTTAAAATTGTCTCCACCTTTATCTAAAGAATTTGAAGTTGAGCCCATCATACATTTACCTACAATTCTTGATCCTAATCTTAATGTAGTTTTTGTAACTCTCCAGTTGTTTAATATATTATCAGGTCTTTCCCACTTTCCACTTTCGTCATGAGCTAATATTTTTAACTTTTCACCATCGTAAGAGTTATCACCTGTATTTTTCCAATCAATAGTAGTATCTAAACCTTCTATTTCTAGTTCTTTAATATTTTCTTGGAGTTTTCTACGAGTAAGTTTCGCGGCTGGAACTCTATACGCCAACTCCGTTTTTGGCCTGTCCATCCCGTCTTGAATAGGTTTAAAGAAGAATGGGTAGTTAACCGATATGGGTACAACTTTATCCGTGAACATTTTTTTGGCATCTGAACCAGACTTAGACAATATACCGAATCTAGCATCGGAAGATATTGTAGCTTGGTTAACAAGTTCTGCGCTTGCCATAAAGCTGAATCCAGATCGTCTGTTTTTAAGGTAGCACATTCCGTAACATCTTGTATCTGCTTTACATGCTTCCCAAAATATAAAGAA